CACAGCAGCTACAAGACTAGGAACAGCCCCGCCAAGACTTATAGCCGCATCTGTAGCATTTTGTAAAAAACCGCGTTCTTCTTCGTTTTCATCGGCCATAATAATTTAGTATCCTTTTATTAATCTTTAGGAAGTATAGTATCGGGTACAGACTCGGCTGCTGATGCATTTGCTGTTCTAGATATTTGCAAGTTTCTTTCGTTTTGTTTCTCTATAAACTCTAAAAGTGCTGCTTTTTGTGCTTTAATTTCTGCTTCAGGTGCATTTGCATCTATTAAACTCATTAACAACTGTCTTGCTTTATCAATTTCTCTTTGAAGATTAAGAGCGCTGTCACTTGTTAAAGCTTTAATTATTTCCATTCTAACTGATTCTCTACTGGCATCTTGCAAATTAGTAGGTGCTTGAAGATACTTTTGAAAAAGTTCCATTGTATTATTATAATCTGCAACGGTTGGAAAATTAGATAATTTTAAATCTTTGTCTTTAAGGTCTGCTACAAAATCTCCATATGCTTGACTAGTTAACATTTCCCTTCCATCTTTTAAAGGATTAAAAACAGCAAGATGCTCGCCAACTCTTAATTTATTAAATACTTTTGTACGTGACGAAGTAAGATCGCTATCTAGTGGCATTGTGTCTACCTGTTCTTCGACGGTCTGTATTGTATCTCCCGTATTTCTATCTTCAACTTTTGTTGTTGTAGTTATTACTAAAATACCAAGATTTGCACTAAAATTAGCTTCTGATGTTTGTGTCGTTTGCGTACGTTCATCATCACTTATTACAAAAGTTTCTAAACTTTGGCCCTTACTTTCAAGTATTTTATTCTCCAATCCAGTCATATCATAAGCAAGCGCAGTATCTTCAAATTTTTTGTATTGCTTTTGAAAGTCATTAACTGCGTCTGCCTGTTTAGAAAGTAAATTTTCACTAATATATGCAACTGCATCTTGTTCTCTACTTTTTCTAGTTTTGTCAGTAAATAAATTTGTAATTCATTGCGTGGCAAACTCAGTAAGATTAGAAGGCCGCGCATTTTTTACAGCCGATGCAAACATACTGCTAAATTCTTCTGCTGTTCCTAATTTATTTACTTCATCTAAACCTTTATTAAATTGAGTAGCCCACTTTTTTGATAGTTCTCTAACTTCTTGATCTATTAAAGCTTCGTAAATACCGGCAGGGCCAGTTTGAGCGTCTTTTAAATAAGCTTCTGCACGGGCTTTAAAAACAGGTTTCATATTATCATAAGCCCATTCTTGCGGTGATCGCGCTCCTGAGTCAGTAATTGTTTTTTGTACATTTAAAAGTTGTGCTTGTGTTTTTAAAGCCTGACCATACTCTCTTTGTTCTCTTAATATAGATTGCTCATCTCTTAAAAATTCAGCAGTTTGATTTGCTAAATAACTATTAGCTATTTTAGGTACTATGTTTATAGCAGTTTTCAACCCTAAAGTTTTTAAGGCACTACGATCACTTCTTTTGCGTTGTTGCCTTGCAATATCTTGATTGTATTGCCGCGTTGAAGCTTGTATTTGTTTTGCTTTATTTTCAATAGCCATTAATAGTTACCTTTTTGACATTAAACTTTCAGGATCTTGGGTTTGTTCAGGAGCAGCAAGTAAACTTTCTTCTTCTTTACGTTCAGGAATTTCAGGAAGTTTTTCCATATCAACTTTCATTTCAGGAGAAACAAATTGTGTAGGTATTTTTTTATCTGTATTTATAGTAGCTTTTAATTCTTCAATTTGTTTTTGTTTTATTTTAATTCCAAAAAGATCGTCATCTTCATCATCGCTATCTATAACAATATCTAGTTCAAGTCTTTCTGCTAATGCTATTATCATATAAGCAGTAGGTTCTATAAGCAACAACATTAAATCAGGATTAAAAGTACCTTCACTAAATTCTTTAAATAATAAAAGTTTTGTAATTTTCATTACTGGCATACCGTCTTCAACAGCATCCATTAAAGGAACATAGATTTCAGGGTTTATTAACTTTAACCATATAAATTCTGATGCTTTATGAACCGAAGTTATTCTAGGAGGTTTTTCATGTGGAGCAGGATTTTCAGGATCACTTGTTAAAGAAGAACCCGGAATTGGCCTTTCCATTTTCATTTTAATTTTTTGTACTTCTTCTCCAAATGTAGCCATGTTATAACCTCTAAGCTCTAATAGTAGTATTGTAACCGCCGCCTAAACCTTCTAAATCGTAATTTAAAGCATTGAATTGTGCTTGAGTTGCATTGTAACCCCACGATCCTCCTGCTAAGAAATCAGAAGCTGTCGGAACTCCTTGCATATTATCTTGTTCCATACCTGTTGAAGCAGCATCAAGCGGCCCTAGAACTACCGTGTTGCCTCCTCTATAAACACTGTCAGGCATTAAACCTAATTGTTTATCTAGTAATCCAGAAGCAGCATTCATTCCTAGTTTAACAGGAGCTTTGGCTAAATTATCAGGCAAGTCTCTTTTAATTTTATTATATGCTCCTTTAAGAATACCTTCTTGTTTTGTGTTTTTTGCTAATAGCGAGTTGTCAGTAGTTACTATATCAGAAGTAGCATCTTCTGCATCAAAACTAGCATCCGTTGCAGCCTCTGTTGTTTGCTCTATTAAATCTTGTTGTGCTGTATCAGTTGCTAAAGGCGTAACTGTTTCTTCTACAGCTTTTTCTAAAACTTTTCCGAATTTACCGGGGTCTTGAGTTAAGTTAGAAAACTTTTCAAATCTTCCTCCCTCTCCAAAAATTGGAACTTCTTTAAAGTCTGCTCCAAAAGCATTAACAAATTTCTTTCCTACATTCCCTAAAAAATCAGTTATGCCTTGAGTAATATTAGAATATACATTACTTGCTTGACCTGCAAAATTAGCTGCGCCTCTTATTAAAGTACCTGCGCCACTAACAACAGCGTTTGTTGATCCTATCATTCCTGTTGCTTGAGCTATTCCAGTTGTGCCTAATTTTGCTGAAGCAATTTTACCGGCTTCAATAGCTGCGGTTTGAGCGGCTGTTGTTGTACCCGCTGCTGTTGCTGCTGCGGCTGCTTCAGTACCTGCGGTAACTGCTGCTGTAGCACTTGCAGTAGCTTGCGCTGATGTTTGCCCTACTATAGAACTAAAAGCATTAGATAATGTTTGACCTATTACCGGCAATATAAAGCCCATAGCTATTTGACCTACAATACCTATTTTATTCATAAACTTTCCAAATTTTGCAAAAGCACTTTTAATTCCTTTGCCTATTTTTTTGAAAACTTTACCAATTGCTTTAAAAGGATTAAACCCCATTTAATTTCTCCTTATAATCTATTTATTAAAGCAGTTAAACTACTAGTATATTTATCTTCTGCGGCAGATTCATTTCCTATAGCTGTCATATATAATTGAGCAAGTCTATTTTCTTCGTTTTCATACGACTGTCTAAGATAATTAGCATCATCTCTGACTTGCAAATATAGTTGAGCTTGTTCTGCTGAATTTACTCCAAAAGCGTTTTGAACATTTTGTTGATTAGCTGCGTTTTCTGCGGCAGTATCTATAGTATTAGTTTGTCTAATAAAGTTTATATTGCTTTGTTCAATTGCTTGTGAATTTGCCGCATTCCACTGATCTCTTTGAGTTTCTATTTGAGCATTAAATTTATTAACATCACTATCTATTTGAGCTTGAGCTAAATCAGCTTGTAAATTATTACCGACTTGTTGAGCAGCTATTTTATTAGCTTCAGAAACATTAAACTGCGACATTGCATTTGTTTGAGAAGCATTAAATTGCTCCATTTGATTAGCTTGGCCTGTCATAAATGTATCTACTTGATTTTGAGAAGTAGCATTAAATTGTTTAGCAGCATTAAGAGCCGCTTGATTAGACAAAGCAGTTTGTTGTTCCATCTGAGCGTTTAATACTTGCTCTTGCTGTCTGTTATTAAGATTAGCCAGATCCATTTTTAAAAAGTTTTGAGCATTACTGATTCTTGTTTTAGTTGCAAGGTCAGCCGCTTGCATATCCATTTGAGCTAATGTAGTAGCGTTTTGAATAGCACTTTGCTGCCTAGCACTATAATCAGTAAGCGTTGCAGTCTGCATAAACTGACTGTTAGCAAGCTCTACTTGTTGCTCTGTACTAAATTTAGTAAGATCTATTTTAGCTATTGTTGCTGCATTTGTTATAGCTCGTTGTTGGTCTACACTAAGTTGAGCAACACCCATTGACTCAGCAATCTTTGCCTGAGTAAGATTAGTTTGCATTTTAGTATTAAGATTAGCAAGTTCTGTTTGTTGTAAAGCTGTTAAACTATCAGCATCGGCAGCATTAAGAGCAGTAAGATTAGCTAATCTTGTTTGTTGCTCATTAGACATATTAGCTAAGTCCATCTGCTGTTTAAAATTAGCATTTTTAGCTAAGAAATCTGCTGCTACTTGAAAGTCTGTTAGCCTTTGTTGTTGTTCAGCCGACATATTTTCAGAATTAGTAACATTTTGATATTGCATTTCTGCTAGTTCAATCTGTTGAGCGTTACCTAACTCTTGAGCATTAATCTGTTGTTGATTAGCTGCATTTATTTTTGCAGTTTCTTGTTGGTTTGCAAGATTTTGAACGCGAGTTTGTTGCGCTATTTGTTCTGTAGTCATTACAGCATCTTGTCTAAATTGACTCTGCATTGTAGACATTTGTTGAGCCATTTGTGCTGTCTGAGATGCAGAAGTTTGCTCATTGCTAAGATTAGCTAAACGCCGTTGAGCATCTAAAGTAGCAGTAGACATATTAGCTTGTTGTTGATTGTTTAAATTTTGAGTTGCCCTAGCCTGTAAAGCTTGAGCATTGCTTTGAGCTATCGGTAAAGCTGTTTGAATAATAGCATTAAATAAAGAATCTCTAGCTACTGTAGAAGCAGACAAACCTCGTTGAGCCATCATAGATTCTACTTGTGCAACAGCCGGTCTAGCCCATACAGGCGTTGTACCTTCATCCATACCGGCAAGAAGTGTTTCCATTTGTGAAGAAACTAAAGCTTCTGTTGGTAACGCGGCTATTGCGGCTTGTACTTCTACAGGCTCGTTATTTACTTGAGCAGTAACTGTTGCAGGATCTTCAACAATAACAGCAGTTATCTCAGGCGGTAACTCTCCTACCTGTGCAAGCATTGTAGCCGCTGCGCCTTTAGCTGCTTCTCCTGTTACTGTTCTTCGTTGCGCTGCTACAAATCCTATTTTATCTATAATTTGATTAGCTTCACGCTCTGCATAACGATTATCTGTAATACCATCGCGTGTTTTAAACTCTGCTTCTGGTGTAGGAGAAACAGTAATATCTTTTCTAAAAGAAACTTCTCCTACTTGCGATCTAGCATCTTCTTGAAATTCAACATTATCTGCTAATGCCGCTTGTTCTTGAGCTGAATCTCTTGTTGCGGTTTGAACTTTATTAGCGTCTGTAAAATTAGCTCTTGCTGCTTCGGCAGTAGAACCGGCACTAAGTTCACCCTGTGCTGCTGCCATTGAAGCTGCTGTAGCTGTATCGGCTGACATTTTGTTGGCTAAAAAATTACCATCTGGGCCTTTGTCAAATTTACTTTGAAGAGTAGAATCTTTAGTTGCGCCTTGAGTTTGAGCTATAGAACGATCTGTATTTTCATCAGATATAACACCAGAGGTTGCAGATGGGCGATTATCGTCAGTATTGTCTAACTGTTGAATATCTGTAGATAAACCTAAAGACTGTAAAGTTTCTTTAGCTATTCTTTGTTGTTCAGGAGTACCACTAGCTGCTGCAACTTTTAAAATATCAATGTCTGAACTAAGTTTTTGACCAAGAGCAGTTTTAGTAACTGTTCTTGTTTGAGCAGCAATTTGATCTTCTGTTAAATTAGGATTATTAAGTACAATTCCTGTAGGAGCATCAGCCGGTAAACCTATTCTTTCTACTGTAGTTAAAAGTTTTCTATCAGTAACAGTTTCTTTATCTTCTGTATTTTCATTAACAGGAAGATCATTTTCAGATCCTGTTTTCTTAGGAGGGTTTTCCATAAATACTGCATATGGCCCTGCTTTGTGAGCTTCATAAGCTTTTAAATATGCAGGATAATCTCCGGGGTAATCAGCTAACACAGGAAAAGGAGGTGCTTTACTATAATCAATACTAGATTCTAAATGTGCGCGAGTTTGATACCCTACAGGATATTGTTCATAGCTAAGATCAGGATTTAAAGTATCGTCTACTAAAGAAGTTTTATCGCCTTCATCATCTTTAGGAGTTAACGAAGGATCGCTGTCACCAATAGCAGGAGTTACTGGTCTTCCATAAAAGCCTTGACCACCAACTCTATTAAAAGGATTTCCAGAAAAACCTCCGCTATTAATAAAAGCAAGATACTGTGCTTTGTTATCGGGATCTGTAATACTATCATATGTTTGTTGTTGTTCTTTAGTTAAACCAGTTGTATCATCTTCTTGTTCTGGCGTTGTTGCGTCTAAAGCAGACCTAATTACAGGAGTTGTGTTTTGCTGTAGTTCTTGTTGACTTATAGGTTCAGCGGTTTGTAAAACTTCAGGATCAGGAGTTTTAACTGTTCCTGTATCAACTGGTTGTTTTTCTTTAGTTTCTCCCGCAACACGCGCTGCAATTGCAGGGTCTATTCCTGCTGAAGGGCCGCCCTTTGTACCGCTACTATTATTGTTTTGTTGTATACGCGCAAGCATCTCAGGGGTTAAATTAAATCCACCCGGAGCTTTCTTAACTCTAGAGCCTTTACTGTACGTTTTTCTTTTAGCCTGTAAAGCTTTTAGAGATGCTTTAGTATTTCTTTTACTTCTTTTTTTACTCATAAGAATTTCCCTGCTATAAACACTCCGACAATAAAGGGGTAGATGCCCCAAAGCATCATTTCTAATCTTTTAAACTTCTCGCTTCCTTCCGACAGTTTTTCTTCTATAGATCGATAACGTATCCCACATTCTTTTTCGTGAGCTTCTATACGAAGAATAGCCTCCTTGACTGTTGCCATATTTATTTACACTCACAAGTAGGCGTACAAAGACAAGGATCACAAGTACAGTTTTTGTTAGTACACATTAGTCTTCTCCTAAAGTGTAGGTTTAGTGGCGGGGAAATCTGACGTACTAGGCCAATCTCGTAGCGCAGTTCGATACGTCAATATGTTAGCGCGGTTAGGCCAATCCGGCACTTGTGCTGCTTGATCGGTTGACGCTAGTTCTGAATTACGCCATATCCGCGCCTCTTCTTCAGCGGTAAGGTTTGGTGCTTTAACTGGCTCTACAATTGAAAACGTACAATCTGGAAAAGCAGATTTAATAAAATTTTCGTCAGTGCATACAATAGTATTCACAACAACATTGTCTGAGTCTTTAATTTCATAATTTGCCATTTGACTCTTTCTCCTTTATGTAACTGTCAAGTATTGAATGTAAATGATTCCATCGCCGCCTTTACCAGACCTTGTGGATTTTTGTTGACCTGAATGACC